GAGCGTGCCGTGGCTGAACTCGCGCCCGATCAGCGGAGCGCGGTAGCCGGTCGGCGCGAATTCGTGCACCGCGCCGGTCGGCCAGGAGACGATCAGCCAGGGCAGCCCGTGCTTTTCGCACTCGGTGAGATCGGCCTGCGAGGGCTTCGGCGGCAGGTTCGGGTGCGAATGCACGATCGCCGCCGGCGTGCCGGCCTCCTCCGCCGCCGCCCAGTCTTCCGGGTGGAGGACGAAGTGCTCGTTCTTCTCGGCGATGTTGCGGCAGGCGATGTACTTGCGCCGCCCGCGCCGCACCACCACCACGCCGCAGGCCTCGCGCGGGTAGTCGCGCTCGGCATGGGCGCGGATTTCTGCTAGGATCGACGGCGTCATAGGAGACCCCCATGAAACGATCGCTCCTCGCCGTGCTGTGCGCACTGACTTTTGCCGGGTGCAATCAGGCCACCATCGGCATGATGACGGCGCCCGGCACGGAATTGCCGGCCTTCTTCGACATCTGCGATGCGCACGACGAGATCGGCCGCTGCGCAAAGTGGCGCTACGGCAACGGCCGGATTCGCCCCTACGATGTTCCGCCGGCCGATCATCGAATCAACCCCACGCCAGGGAACCCGCCGAAAGGCAGCTCGGAATAGACGCCGAAGCGCAGCTTGCAGCTGCCCAGCCGCTTGCCGCAGGCGTCGTCGCCCAGCACCGTGGTCGGCACGTCGTTCTTGTCCGCCACCGCGCCGCCGGCAAAGCCGCATTCCGCGCCGCGATAGGCCCAGGTGCAGACGTTCTGGATGCACTGCCGGCGCGGCAGCAGGACGCCGGCCACGTCGAAGGCGGCGGCCAGCTCCCACTCGACATACAGCCCGTTCTCGGCGCTCTTGCGGTCGACGTACCACACCTCGTCCGGGAAGCCGCAGTTCGGGTCGGCGGTCGGATTCACCCCGCCGGTGAAATTCACCGCGTCGAGATACTTGACGAAGGTGCGCCGGCGCGTCACCTTCGCGCCGATGAGGTCCTGCAGTTCGCGCGCCAGCGCGCCGATCAGGCCGGTGATGTTGGCGGCGCGGATCTTCGGCCGCGGCAGCGCGCCCTTGCCGTTCCACTCGAAGCCGTCCGCCTCGATCGGGAATCGCGTGTAGGTGTCGCCGTCCCACACCACGTCGTTGCCCAGCTCGTTCACCCCGGCATGGAAGCGCGTCACCACGCCGCCCAGGGCGGTGGCGTCGAGCTCGAAGAGATCGACGATCGCGCCGGGGGCGAGTTTCTGGATGTCGGAGGAGATCGCCACGCTACTCTCCCGCCACCTGCCGGAAGGTGGCCGAGAAGCCGGCCGAGGCCAGCCCGGTGTGAGGCGTCTTGCCCCATTCCGGGCAGATCGCCTTGATGGCGACGGATTCGCCCGGCGGCGTCCAATCGAAGGATTCCTCCCCGCCGCGCGCCTCGAGGAAGGCCTCGATGGTGTCTATGTCGGCGATCTCGCGCGAGAAGGAGAGCGCCCACTCCGGCTGCAGCGCATTGATGCCGTCGCCGACGCGCTGCTGGTAGCCGTCGCCGAATCCGGCGGCGAGCACGCGCGGCTGCGACTTCTTGTTCACCGTCTGCGGGGACCAGGTGAATGTGGCCATGTCAGCCCCCCGCCAGCAGGCCGCCGGGGCGGCGTTCGGCCAGAAGGACGGCCCGCACGGCGCCTTCCAGGCGCCGCCCGAGTTCCGCGCCCTGCGCGGCATCGGACTGCACGCGCGAATCGCCCTCGGCGTTGACGACGATGGAGACGTTGTTCACCACGCCGCCCGCGGCCCCGTTCGGGATCACCGTGCCGGACGTGCCCGGCACCAGCACTTCCGGGCCATTTTCGCCGACGACGTAGTATTGGCCCGGATATACAGCCCCGCCGGCGGCCTTGCCGCCGCCGAACGACGGGATGAGCCCCTTGAGCATGTCTCCGACGAAGTTGCCCAGCGGCTCGGTGACGGTCTTGCGCAGGATGATGCGGGCGATGTCCTGGGCAAGGCCCTTCAGCACGTCGGAGAACTTCTTGCCGGCGATGACGGCGTCTTCGAAGGCGGACTGGAAGGTGAGCCCGAGGTCGCGGGCGAGGTCCTTCTGTTCCTTGATATCCTCGGTGATGTCCTTCAGCGGCTTGCCGTACTGCTCGAAGTCGATCTTTTCCTGGAAGGCATCGCGGATGCGCTCGAGCTGGTCGGCGGAGAGGCCGAGCGCGGGGGCGATCTCCTCGAACTTCGCCAGCTCGCGCATGGTCTTGGCGGCCGGCTCGATCATGTCGACGTAGCCGTTGCGCAGCTTTTCGATCTGCGCGTCGGCTTCAGCCGCGCCCATGGCGTTGTCGAAAGCCGCCTGGGCAGCGTCGGCCATGGCCTTGCGGGCTTCCTCGGCGGCCTTCTGGGCGGCCTTGAGGGCGGTTTCGTCGGTCAGCAGCGGCGCTTTGGAAAGTGTTGGCGGGCCGAGATCCCTGGCGTCGAGGCGGCCGCGGCCGGTGCCGGCCAGCGCCTCCTGCTGGGCGATTTCCTTCAGGTAGGCGATGCGCTTTTTCAGGGCATCGGCGTTGGCGGTGAGGCTTTTGCGCTCGGCCTCGGGGATGGCGTAGGCGAGGCGCCGCTCGATCGTCGCCAGCTCGTCGGAGTAGGCGCGGATGTTCTCCTGGTTGTTCTTGAACGGGTTGATGGTGCCGAAGAGCTTGAGCGCATCCCAGAAGCCGCCGGCGGCCTTGATGCCGGAGATGAGCTGCTCGACGAATTTGTTGAGCGAGGGCAGCACGGAGTTGGCGATGGAAATGCCGAAGGCTTCCGTCACGGTGCCGAGCCGCGTCAGATTGTCATTGAACTGCTCGGAGGCGCGCGCCAGGTCGCCGCCGACGATGACGCCGAGTTTTTCGGCCTCTGCCTTCATCTCGGCGAGGCCCTTCGAGCCCTGGTTGAGCAGCGGGATGAGGTCGGCGCCGGCGCGGCCGAAGAGCTTTACGGCCAGCGCGGTCTTGCCGGCGCCGTCTTCCATGACGGCGAAGCGGTCGGCGATCTCGCCGAGCACGGTGTCGGAGGATTTCAGGCTGCCGTCGGCGTTCTTCACATCGACGCCCAGCGCCCTGAAGGCTTCTTTCGCCTCGCCGGTGCCGGCGGCGGTGTCGAGCATGTTGGTGGAAAGCTTCTTCAGGCCCTGGCCGATGGCTTCCAGGCTCACGTCGGCGAGTTTGCCGGCGTAGCCCAGCGCGGAGAGCTGCTCGACGGCGACGCCGTATTTCTGGCTGGCCTTGTTGAGGCTGTCGGCGCCGTCGATGATGGATTTCACGCCGGCGGTGATGGCGGCGCCGGAGAAGGCGGCCGTCAGCGCGGTGCCGATGATGGGGATGCGCGCCGCCGCTGCGGTGATGGACTGCAGGCCGCCAAGCGCGGAATTGATCGCCGCGCGGGTGTCGTCCTTCGCCGTGATGACGATCTGCGTGCGATTGTCAGCCATGCTTGCCCGTCCGCTTGAGGAACTCGTTCACGTCCATTTCCTCTTCCGTCGCTTCCTTCGTCACGCCCTCGCGCTCGTCCTTCTCCAGCGCGTAGAGCGCCATCCAGTCGCCGAACTCGGCACCGCTCATGCCGGCCTCGAGTTCATCCACCGTGCGGCCGAGGGTCTTCGCCACGAAGTGGGCGAAGCGGCGCCCCGGCCGCGCGATCAGTTTTTTTTGCGTTCCTCGACGTCCAGCCCGGACAGGCGCTGGGCGATGCCGAAGAGCCGCAGCGCGGCCTCGAAGTGCAGCGCGCCGAACCGCTCCCACTCGTCGATGGTGTAGACGGGCTTGTCTTCGGCGTCGATGACGCAGGCGGCGAGCACGGCGGAGAGGTGGCCAAAGCGCTCGCCGCCGTTGTTGGCGTCGTCGAAGAGGGCGAGCCGCTCGCGCAGCAGCAGGCCGCGCACGACGATCTCGCCGCCCAGCTCGGGGACCTCATGGGTCTCCCGCGGCAGGACGGGCGGCTTGATCTCTGACTTTTTCAGCGCCATGGGCTATCAGCTCGCGTAGACGGTCGGCTTGCCGAACATCGTCACGACGACGGAAGTCTTGACGACTTCCTGCGCGGAGCCGGTGGGCAGCAGGGTGGCGCCGATGTAGCCGGTGAAATACAGCTTCTGCCCGTTGGCGAAGGTGAAGCGCACGGCGCGCTTCGCCTGGGTGTCGGAGGCGGCCTTGAGAGCGACCAGGCCGGCATCGGATACGTCCCAGAGGTTGTCGAAGCTGAAGGTGCTGGGGTTGGCGAGGCCCGGGATCTGCTTCTTGACGTTGTCGTGGATGGTCGTCACGTCGATGAAGTCGAAGTCGCCGCCGGAGGCGGAGACGTTGGTCGCGGTGGCCAGGCTGGTGCCGAAGGTCACGGCTTCGGCGGTGCCGCTGGTGAAGGTGTCGAACAGCGTGGTGTCGACGCCTTCGAGCTCGAAGGTGTTGGTCGTCACGTTGGCGACGCGCACGACGCGGCCGTCGAGCTGGTGCATGCCCTGCACGGTCAGCGCGACGATGTCGCCGTTGGAAAAGCCATGCGATGCGGCGGTGGCGACGCCCGGG